CGGCCGTTCGGGATGCTCATCAGCCCGGCGAGCGTCGCCTCGCGGTCCTTCTCGGCAGTAACACTGACCTTCTTGCGCGCCTTGACCGTCTTGCGGTCGGCTAGGCCGGTATCCGCCATAGCATCGGGCGGCAATTCGGTTTCAAATTCCGTGAACTGGGTGCGGGCATCGCTCATTGCGCCACCGCCGCAATGCGTCCGGTATCAGGCCGATGGAGCGGCGTGCCCACCGCCTCGGCCTCGGCCTTGGTGTCGTCTTGCACACGGTAGACCGCTTGGCCAATATGCCCGAGCTGGTGCGAGAGCCAGATGTCCGCCCATAGCGTGCAGCCGGCCTCGCGAGCGCGCTCGCAGAAATAGACATCCTCGCCCATCTCGTCGATGTAGTCGTAATTGCCATGCTCATTGGGGGTGGGCGAGAGGATCGGCTTGAAGCGGAAGAACGGCGAGCGCCGCTTTTCATGTGCCGTGATCCGGTCGAACACCTCCATCTTGATCAGCATGAAGCCGGTCGGCAGCATGTCCATCTGCAGGAGTTCCGTGCCGGGTTCGCTTCGCGTGATCGACTTGTCGGACGGCGTGCCGAGATTGGTGAATGGCGACACGCGGCGCGAGTAGATGCAGCCGACGATGTCCTTGTTCCAGGCGAGCAGCCGGTGAATCGGCGTGATCGGATTGCCGTTGGGCAACTGGCCGATGACCGTCGGGAACAGCATGTCGCCGTCGATGAACAGCATGTGCGTGCAGCCCTTCTCGGCCGCGATGCGCTGGCAGTGGTCGCGCCCCTTGTGGACATAGCAGCCCTTGGCGCTGATCAGCGTATGCGGTGCCCGGTAATTGCCGGTGAGGCTCGCAAGCGCGAAAGCCGTATCCGTATGCAGCTGGTCGCCCGACGGGATCGCGATGCCCACCATGCCGACGGTGATCATCGTCGAGCCGACGGGCTTGGCAACCTTCGGCGCCGTATCGCCGTTCATCTCTCTGCGCTTTGCCTCACCCATTTCTGCCCACCACTCTCACACTCATGTTCAGCAGATACCGTGCAGCGAACGCCTCGGCGTCCTGCTTGCGCGCAAATTGCAGCGCCTTGCCAGTCTCGCTCGTCCAGCTTGCCGATGCGCCCGGCGCGATGTCCTTTAGGCTGAAGTAATGCGGCAGGCCGTCCGCTTGGCCTTGTTCGATCATGAAGCCGTTGGCCAGCGGGTGAATCTCTGGCGCGGACGTAATCGGCGTCCTGCCGAACTCCGGTTCATCCTGCAGCGGGCGTCCCCAGGGATCAGGCATCACGCCGCCGCCTGTCCGCCGGCTGCAGCCGGGAATCCACCTCCACGTCCGCCGACCAGCGCGTCGAGCGCCGAGCCGCGGCCGATGGGCGTCTTGCTCAGCGTCTGCGCGCCCTGCACGCTCGCCGCCGTCGCCTGCATCGCCGCCTCGACCTGCTGCTTCTGCGCTCGAGCGGCGCGGATCGCTGCCACCTGCTGATCAGAACGGATGAACTTCGGTGAGTTGCCGAGCGCGTCGTTGTACTCGTTCACGAACTCGTCGCCGTCGAGCTTGTCTAGCACCGTCGGATCGCCGCCGGCCAAGTTGCCGAACATCGCAGCCATGCGCTCCATGCCGCTCGTCTTCACCGCGCGCTGTGACATGGCGAGCATGGACGTGTACTGGATGTCGATCGACTTGCCGTGCAGTTCCTTGGGTGCGGGAGGAAGAAGGCCCATGCGGCCCATGATCTTCGCCACGCGGCGGATTGCCGGATCGAGCGCCTCGTTTTGGAACCGCTCCAGCACCGGAGAGAGCATCAGCAGCTTTTCCTGCCGGCGCTCGATGATCTCCGTCGCGGTCCGCACCGTGTCCAGCTGACTGATCATCAGGAACAGGTCCGTATACAGTGTCTTCTGCAAACGCTGCTGGACTTCTTGGATGTCCTCCATCATGGCGCCCAGGTCCGGCTTCACCTCGTACACCGGCTTCATGCCGCCTACTTGGCCTGTCGAAGACACATACGTGACGCCGCCAGGCAGCATCGAGGCCGGCTCGTTCTTCAGAGCTGAATCAGCAAGTAGGGGCGGATTAACCAGCTTATCAATCGCCTGGCTCTTGCGCTTCTGCTCAACCTGCAATTGCTTCTGGTCTCCAAGCGCATCCATTGTAGGCGACCGTCCGTAGACATCATTGCCTGCAAGGTACCACCGAGGGCAAATAGCAGGAAACTCATGAAACCCACGTTGCGATAGAACCTGATCCTGGCTAGAACCTTCCTCCCAATAGACTTCACGCCACGGCAGTTTGCCAAGTTCGTACCCTCCCGGATCGTCGTTCGGCTCGATCGCATGCGCGATGATCTTGTCTCGGTCCTGCGAACCCCTCCCGGTCTTCAGCAGCCCCTTCGTATCTTGCGGCAGGTTTGCCTCGCCGAACTGCTGGCCCTCCTGCCGCGCCGTCATGGTGAACTCGCGATAGAGCGTATCAACCTGCAAGCGCGAGCTCTGCGCCAGGAAATACTCTCCAGCGCAGGGGTTATAGCAGCGGATGATGTCCTTCGCGTCCTCGTAGATGACCATGACCGCCGTGCCGAAGCAGGCGAGGTCTTCGTACAGCACGCTCATCGCCAGATAGAAATTGCTGACCGCGAATACTCGCCGAAGCCGCTCCGCTACTTCATCCAGCCAGAGCTTTACTGGAGCAAATTCCGCGAGGTCACTATCTGAAACCGTCAATGCAAACCAAGGTGCGGCCGGCGAAGTAATGCCCGCCATCATGCCGGAGGCGAGCGTCCGCAGCGCCACCGAGCCGGTCGAATCGATGATGTTCTGATTGATCGGACTGCCCCGAAGTATTTGCTGTCCAGGAGTTACTAGCCATCTATATCGTCTTGGCAAGAAATACCTGGCCAATTCAAACCAATGCATCCAAAACCCAGTTCTGTCTGCCCTCATTGTTGATAAGCGGGAATCGAGTTGTTGGCGCAACTGATTGATGTCTGTGATCGCGGCCATCAGCATACGCCCCACAGCATTTCAATCGGGAAATGGTTCTGACTGCGCCAGTCGTCATGGACGCGCCGGCTGTTCTCTTGGCGGCTCACCCACTGGCAATTCGATGGCTCATAGTTGCCGAGAGAGTTGATGCGATCAATCGATAGGCCCTTGCTGAAACCATTGTCTAGAGCCCAAGCGCGGAACGCCTCAAAGTCGAGCCACGGCTCACAAACGATTATGCCTCGGTCAGCCCATCCCTTGATCGACCGGCATCGCTTGCGCATCGCACACCACGCCATATACAGCGGGTCTTTGTGGCGTAGGATGTTTCGGTTGAGGCGGCGATTTGCGCCATTGCATCGGGGACATTGGCGGCTTATCCGAACGCAGCCGCTTGCTAATGTTCGCTCAGCACCGCAATCGCATCGCACCAAATAGCGCAGGCCGCGCTGCTCCATGACAACATTGCTGCCGTTGCGCTCACCGATCTCGATACGCTTGGCCCCCTTGACCCCCACCCCAACAATCCCCTCAGTAAATCGTGTCTAGCTCCCCAGCAGCGGCTTCGTCGCGGTCGTCTGTCCTCCGCCGAGCACTCCTTGCGGCGAAGTGGCGATGGTCGACGCCAGCCCGGCGTTGCGGCTCACCTGCGCGCGGTACGCCGCATTCGTCGCAGCCGCGTCGACCGGCATCTGCGGCGGCGGCGGCGGCAGCGTCACTGGCGGCGGCGAAGCGGTCTTGAACAGGCCCATGTCAATTCACCCTCGATCCATCAGCCGCGAATATCGGATGCTCGGAAGCGCGGCGGCGGCCGAGTTGGTCGCACCGTTTGCGGATATTGTCCAATAGCGTACCAATCTGCACCCAGTGGCTATCTTGCCTAGCATATGCCAGGCGCTTCGCAGCCAGCTCGGCGCAGCGCAGGCCTTCGCTCAGCGCGTCGAACAGCTCATGCTCGCTCTGCAACTCGCGGGCTTCCCGCGTCGATGGCGTGTACACGACGCCGCTGTGTGCATAGTGGGGCTTTTTCATTTCGCCGCCTTCTTGCGATACCAGTTGCGCCACGAGCGGCAAAGATCGCTCGCCGTCCAGCGGTCGATGTGCAGATACGCCGCAATGTCTCGGGGATTGAATCCCTTCGCGCACATGGCAAATACAGCCTGTCGGGTTTCCTCGACGCTCATGCCGCGCTCGCCATCGGATCATACTCGCTCACCACGCCGCGCGGCCGGTCGATGCCGATCTTCGCCAAGTACCCCGGATCGAGCATCGCAATGCCCAGGCCGCTCACGCACACGTAGCGTGTCGCGTCCATCAAGTGGTCCAGGTTCTTGACCACCTTGCCCTTCTCGTCCCGGTGATAGCCGCGATACTCGTGCAGCCAGTTCTGCAGGCTGTCGAATACCTTGAGCCGCCCGGTCGACAGTCGCTGCCACACCTCAAGCAGCCCGCTCTCCACGCCATTGTCGGCAACAGCCAACTTCAGCCCGAGATCGATGTACGCCTGAAGAAGCTGCTCGCCGTCCGCCTGCCCGCGCCCGCGGCTGGCCGGGTCGATAACCCCAGGCAGCCAGTCTCCGCTTCGAGCACGTATCGCTTCGGCGTGGATGCTTGGCTCGGCCTGGGCTCGGTAGTGCTCACTGTAGAGATACGCGACTTCGGTCTCGCGATCAACAGCAGCCCATACAGCAGCAGTACGATTCCAGCCAACATCGAGCCCATAAACGCGAGGCCACCAAGCAGGAATATCAAATGGAGCACAGACGATCTCCGATTCTGGTACGGGGTAAATCGCGCCGGCGCCGAGCTGCGGAATGCCCTTGGTCCGCGCATCGCGCTCAAACGGCGGATAACTGGACAGCAGCGCCTCTTGCGCCGCCTTGTCGAGATGCGGCGTCTCGGCCCAACCCATGAAGAATGCGGCCTTGGTCACCAGTCGTAACTCCCGACATGCTGGCTCAGCAGCCATACGACGAGGCCGAACGCGAGCCATTCGCAGCCCCAGATGAACCAGCCGAGCCAGGGGGCGATCACGCCGCTTCTCCGTTCAGCGGGTCGTATTCGGACTTCACGCCCGGCTCATGCTTCGGCACCGGCACGCACAGCTTCGGCGCGCTCGCATCGTTCCGGCAGCCGCAGCGCGCGCAGACCTCGAGCGAGCCGATCCCCGCCGGCGCACCGCGCCAGATGTGCGGCGAGATCGGCCTATCGCCCATGCGGCACCTGCGGCTTCGTCACGGCTTCCGGCGCGTATTTCTGCCACTTCGCGCTCGCGTGCATCTTCGTGTGCAAATGCGGCTTGGGCATGCGCACGTGGCCCTGCTTGCGCAACTCGGCCTCGAAGCGCTTTTGGCCCGGGCTACGCACTTGGACGCTCATCCGCGCCGAACTCTGACGGCGCAACAGGCGGTTTCCAGTCCGGCCCAAGGAACGCTCGCACGACATCACTCATGCCCTTTAGCGGCGTGAACGTCGCCATCATGATCCCGTTCGGCTCGCCTGGCACGGTCGACATCAGCCGCGTCAGGAATTCGGTGTAGATCGGCATTGGCGGTTCCTCGTCGCACCAGCCCACGTCGATCTTTGCGGCCTGGAATGCCTCGCGGCCCTGCTCGTAGGTTTTCAGCACCAGCGAGCTCGCACCGCCGCTCACATGCCGCACGCTCGCACTGTGTATGCCGTCAGGCACACCGCGGCCGGCCGCATGGTTCAGCAGGTCATCGCCCGGTATCATGCCCGTGCCGATCGCTTCGGGCTTGCCGAAGAGGATTTCCTGCATCGAGTCGCGGACGGCGTTGAAATCCTCGCCAGCGGCCCATGCACTAATCGGTCGCGAAAAGCGTCGGCCACGCCACCAAGCTGGGTAATGTCCAGTAAGGTGCAACGTGAGTTCGAAAGCTGCTGCAGTCGATTTTCCAGTGCGGTTAGCAGCGATGATCGCGCGTTCGCCTTGATCCGCTCCGGCGTCAAAGAACGCAACATGCTGCGGGTAGAGATCACGTCGCAGCGGCCCTTCATCCGGGTAGTAGCGCCAGAGCTTGCGGCGGGATTCATGGCGGTCAATGCGTTGTCGCACTTCCCGCAGAAGGTCCGCCCTCGTCTTGGGCGATAGCTGCGAGAGTTGCTTCAAGGCGACGGAGTTCAGTTGCATCGAGCTGATCCAGCACGGTCACGTTCGCGTCGATACGCTGAGCCGGACGGCCATAGCCGCGGTCGAGCAGCGCAGATGCGGCCGCTACGCACAGCCGCTCATCATCGAGCGCCTTGACCAGAGCCTTGATTGCCGCAGGAGCATGCTGGCGCGCAAGAGCCTGCAATTCGCTCTCGCCCTTGAGACGACCGCCGGGGTTTCCAGATTGGCCCTTCACCCATGCCATTCAGGCCGTCCTGCTGTGTAGAGCAACATTCTTGCCTCTCAATTTTGTTACAAGTCAAGCTGTTTTTCAAAATATTGTGCCATGTCGGTCTTAAACCACTAGGTGAGCATCGTAACCAGCATAGTGTCCCATGTTACGATGTTACTATTCTTATGTTACGATCTAAGTACGTCATATAACCCATTGATATATATAAGGCCCCCCCAAAAATTTGAGATCGTACGCGCGCGAGGAACACGGACATAGAATGTAACCATAACATACACATACGAGACGGTCTTAGAGGTAACATGGAGAATGGTAACAATCGTAACATAGAAACAGCTATGGGGGTCCGGCAGCCCAAAGGCCGCGCGTTGGGCAATGGACACTTCCTCGCTTTCTCAATCTGGTAAGGGAGTTTTTTACGACTTGAAGTGATATCTGAAGTTCGGATGCGATATCTGACGGCCCCATCGGGTCGGACTGTTGTTCTAGCAACCGGGAGATTTGCGCCTCACGATCATCGGCTTGGACTTGCTTGGCTTCGCCGAGCCATTCCCACTTGGCCGTATCCTTATGAAATTTAAGGGCAAACTCTCCGTCTTCGATGATGTCGCGACCGGTAACGCTGAGAGTGCCGTTCTCCTGGCCGCGTTTGCGCTGCAGGACGATGAGGGTATCCGCGGCGCCTACGATCCCAGTCGACCCGCTGATCAGGTCCATGACGTCAGTCGCTTCTTGCTTACGGGTGTGGTGGATGAGCAAGAGAACGATGTTCAAGGTCGTGGCCAGCAGGTGGAAGGCGCTCATGTCTCGGTAATCCTGCTGGTAAACGTTCGATCGGCCGTCGGCCTTGCCCCGGACCTTGCCGAAGGTGTCGACGATGACCAGGCGTAGCGCCTTGTTCTGCTCGCACTCGGCCTTGATCCAGTCCAAGCAGCCGTGGTCGACGTCGGGCCATTGCGTGGCGAATCTCAGGTTTTCTGGGGCCCCCTGCTCGAGCAGCATCTTGCGCATGCGGCTTTGCAGGCGCCGCCGGCCGTCCTCGAGCGCGATGTAGAGGACGTCGCACTGATGGGTGTTGATCTTGCCGAAGACCGGGACGCCGCG